TTGCTGCCGCCAAGTGATACAGGTCATACAGCATCCACTGACTGCGGATGATGTGGCACGGCTTCGCCATGCCATGCTTCGCATGACAGGTGCCTGGGATACGGATCGGTTGGTGCGCTCTGCCGTATGGGTTCGCGTTCTGACCGCGACCGAACTGGTGATCGCCACCGGCCTTGCGTGCTATCTCGTCGCGTAGGTCAACGACCATGCGGATGTCATCGGTAGGATCTGACAACCGCCAATACACGTGGTACTTGGTCTTGCCCTCGTCCGTCACACCGCCACTGCCAACCACCATCGTCGCTGGACCGACGTAGCGTTCCAGCCATTCCAGCTTCGCATCGGTGTCGCCGGTGTCCAGGTCTACTACAATCGTAGTGAAAAGCTCGACGCTCTCCGAGCTGCCCTTCGCCTCTTTCATCACCGCTGGGATGATAAAGCCTGCGACGTGGTGCGCCGCCCATTCGCGTGCGTAGCGGCAGATCGCGGCAGCCATGGCTTCTTCGCCGTTCTCCATCACGCCAGGTTGCAGCCAGATCTCGTCGCGGTGCGTGCCTTCGCGGATCGTGCCTTTCTCGCCCAGCGCTCGCACTGCTACCATGTGGTGCGGTTGCCAGATCACGCTGCCGAACAGCATGTCCAGGTATTCTCTGGTCTGTTCGCCGTCTACATATTGGTGGTTTTCGATGACAGGATAGACGGACGTGTTCATGCCTTGACCCTCTGGCGGATCATGGCAGGTAGCGAGCCAATCAGCGCAGGCTTGCCAGCATTCAACAGCAGCTCGCGCTGCACCAAACCTGCGATGGCTTCGTTCTCCGACTTCCTGCCTTGCGCCAGGCCAAGTTCAAAACCTTGCCGCACGGCATTCATAAGCGCTGTCTGCAGATCTGCCTTTGATACATAATCCTGCCGATCCTTCACTTCCTGTGTCACTGTTTCCTCGTTCATGTTGCCTCCAATTATTGTTGGTCGTCATTTCCTACACCAGACAGCTCAAGAAAACCTGCCAGCGTGTGCAAGGCTTTTTCGATGTCTTCAGTGCCGTTCTTGTTGCGCTCGCGCGCAAGGTACACGATGGCCGTGCCTTTCATGTAGCCACGGTATTCTTCTTCCGTCAGCCAGGCTTTCAGCACTAGCCAAGGCTGATGCTCGCCCAGCGAGCGGTAGTGATCGCCGCCGACTTGATCTTGTAAAACTGATTCTGCTTCTGTGTCCGTAATCATATCTCACTCCTTGAATAAAAAAATGGTTTCATCATTCGCCTTTCAGCGCTCTTGAGTAAGCATCATTCATCCTCTCGAGTAGGTGCGGCAGGGTACGCCTGCATCGGAACAATCTTCTGCACTTCTGCAATTAAGTTTGCACTTTGGGTTTTTAGTAACTATGGGCACCTCTCTAGTAGGTGCGGCAGGACGATACATCCAGTGAGTTACGCCACTAGATAGCATTTGCCACCTCTTAATTTCAGGTTCATCTTCACGCCATATCAGTGAGCTTTCAGTTACATGACCATCCACTACAACCAGACAGGGCTTACTTGTTTTATGGGTTGGCATCCTGAAATTATTTACTATTGTTTCGTCAAAGTGATTATCTAGGTTAGGCAGCCTATCCTCAACACTTACCCACTCTGGCACAGCCTGTTCCCTGATTGCGTTGGCGAACTTCTTTAATTGTGCTTCTGTGAATGTGAACTTAACTAGCGTCTTTTCATCACTAACATCTGCGCCTGTCTTAATGGCCAATGCAACGTCTTGTTCTAGTTGTGTGGTCATACCTTGTCTCCTGTGTTGGTGATGGCTTGGTCGATGGCTTCTGCTACTGTTTCCCGCCACATACTCTTCTCAACGTCTATTAGTAGTTGTGCATCATTAGGTGGTTCAGAAAAATCCATTGGTATAACTCCATCGAAAGATATGGCCCAATACCCATTGTCATTAAACACTAACGCAGGACATAACCCGCTATCAGCCCAAACTGTAAATTGTTTAAGCCGCGCCGCATCCTTCTCAAGCTCTGCTATCCTTGCGGCTGATTCAGCGTGGGCGGCTTGGTAGATTTCCTTGGCAAAAGAGTGTATCTGCAAGTTATCTGTCAGAATTGTTTTCCCATCTGGACGCGTACCTGCAAAATGCCTGAACAATATAGGCCAGACAGTTGCCTCAAACTTCTCTCTATCGTTCATTTCCACGCCTCCAACTAATCATAATCATCAAATTCACCATGTTCATTGTCTTGGAAAACTTCTTTCCCGCAACGCTGGCATCTATCGGATACAAACTCCCAGCTTCCAAATAAACCGTGCCACCATAAATCTTTATTCACATAGACATAATGTGATTTCCATTTGTGAAATCCGAGTTTACATAACCAATTCATTTCCAAACCTCCCCTGTGCCTATGTATTGATGCTTGTTGCCGTCATAGCCTTTGAACGTCACACTGCACGCCGAGACTTGCGGCCCTTTCACCTGATCCACAATCTGCGTAGCGCCTAACGTGAACATCATGATGCAAGCGACTGCTGCTACAAAACTAAATGTTTCACCCATGGCTTATCTCCTCTAGTAATTTACCGAGTACCCACTTACTGCCGCCAAGACGCTTCAGCTGCACGTACATGGCGAACGGCAGCGTCATCCGGACGGTGCGCCGATCAGCTTTGTTGATAGCGACCGGCTTCCGTCCTGCGCCTGGGCGCTTACCGCCGTGCGTGTTCATGCACGATCCATCCGCTGCACTGGCTGCGCCAGTAACCAGCGGTCGCCCATTGCCTGCTTTAGTTCATCGACGCGTTGCTGGCGGCGATCCATCGCGTCCTGGTCTGGTGGTGATAGGCGGTAGAAGTCCAGCGACTTGTCCTGCGGTTCATGTGTGAAGATCATGCTGTTGCCCTCCGTTGTGATAGCTCTAGTTTGTATTCGTAGTATTTTTGGCAGGCCAAAATGAACAGCTCGCCTGGCTGCCGCTTCCAGAACTCGATGTTGTTGTTGACGAACTCTTTAAGAATGTTCAGCTCGTCGCCGCTACAGCCCAACTTGCCGGTGCGCTCATAGCGCTGGCGGATACTGAGTAGCGCTTCGCCTACGACCTGCTTCGCATAGTCCAACGCGTAGCTGCGTGTCTTGCAGCTGGACGCGCCGAGCATCATGATGTTGAGCATGTCTAGTAGAACGTCATACTGCGCCGGTGTCGCAAAACCTTTGGCGAATGACTGCACCGCCATGCGTTCTTTGATCTCAAGATCCGTGTTGTACATTTGCCGGATCACCAGCATCGGTGCCTTCGGCTTTACCGCCTTGCGTGGCTTGTTCATTTCCGTTCCCCCTTGTTCGTTTTCTTGGCTTTAAGTTGGCGTCTCAAATAGCGCCGAAAGTCTTCTATTCGGCTCCGGCAGTAAAAACTTGCGTCGGAAAACGTCCAGTAAATCTCGTATTTTATTTTCTTCCATAGTGGCATTGGCGTGGGCTTAGTGCCTGCTGGACTATGTGTATAAAAATCCAGCGACGCGTTGGCGATTTTGCGTAACTCTCTCCGTGTGAATGGCATCATGTCTCCTTCTGTTGTTGCAACCATATCGGCTGCGGATTACCTGGCGGCGTTTCCACCGCCGGTGCCTGCCAGCATGTCATGCGCCATGCGCACCACTTGCAGCGGAAGTCCGTCGTGCCGTGACCGCCTTGTGGCAGTTCTTCTGGATTGCTTGACGTAACTACTCTTACCGCTTTGTCGGACAGCTCTTGAGCATGTCTGGCGTCAAATGCTACAACCTCGGCATAGATCTCGCCTGTGTCGCGGTTCATGGCGGTGAACAGGCTAGTCTGTACGTCCAAGTATGCTGCATTGATCTGTAGCTGGGCGTAGTAAACAGGCTTCGATTCTTTGACGCCTTTGTCTACCGTATCCTTCCAAGACTTACTGCTGAGCGCCTTGTTTTCCCAGATACATGGGTAGGATAACCCGACAATTTGTCGGCCGTCAAGTATTATGCCATCGATGTGACCTTTTATTTGATCTTCACCTTCTGCATTCTTGCCTGCGGCCCATCCGAACTGCCTGCCGTCTGCACGATGCGTGCGTAGATCGAAGCCTGCGTAGCGCAGATATTCCGCCATGCGTTCTTCACCGTCATGGCCCATGTCGAACACGCGGTAGGTCTTGCCTTCAAACTGCGGCTCGTCGGATGGCACCTTATGAAACTGATAGCCAAGATAGCGTTCGCAGAAATGACCGATCAACGATGCGCCCAGGTATTTGCGTGGCGGTTCTTTCTCACGCCATGTCACCAGACCTTCGTCCAGCGCTGCCGTGATTGCTGGACTAATGTCAGTCTCGCGTGGGGCTTTGAACTTCATCTTCTTCACCTGCTTTCTTATTCATGTTGATAAAAATTGTTTGTGCGTTCTGTGAGATCTTCCAACAGCCAGCACATTTCCAGACGGTCTTGCCGTCCTTGTCATGCGCGAACATCGTCAGTGTTTCACCGCATGCACACGGTTGGTGTTCGACCAGCTTGGGTTTCATGCAGCCATCAGCTTGTGTTGTATGCCGCGCTCGTTCCACCGCCAGGTCATCATGCAGGAAGCGCGATACCTGCTGATCCCCATTGCCGACATTGCCGACAAACCTAAATGCTGCAGCTGCTTGTCAGACGGCGGTAGTTTCAGCCAGCGCTTCGACTTCTTGGCGGCGTCGTCATCACCATGCTCACGCAGGTAGTCGTCCGCTGCTGCCAGGGCCATGATGCGGTCAGCTTCACGCGCCAGCAAGCGAATGCCGGTTTCCTTGCTGCCGCCTATGCCGCACCATTCGCCCTTGAAGTTCACGATCACCGCCCATGCGTCGATGCCATTGGCGACTGTCACCAGTCCGCTGAACATATCTTCCCACTGGAACGGGCTTGCCTTCAGCAGATCCACTTCCGTCATCACGAAGTCGGTCAGCGCTTCGTATTCTTCTTCACCGCCTGGTCCGTCGCCTACCTCGCGCACTTCTTTAAGGCGCGGCCATTCGTAACCGCACACCGCACAGAAATCCAAGCTCGCTGGCATTTCCGCTGCGCACTCAGGACATTCTTTGGGCGGCTTCTCTGCGTCGATGTTGATGGCCTGGCTCAGATCGCCGTGCGTCAGCAGGCTGTAGCCAAAATCCAGCACGATGCAGTCTGACTTATGTATGCCAGGGTAGCGCTCCGGATCTACCTTGCGTAGCCCACGCCCGATCATCTGGATCATGGTGGACTTGAAGCTGGTCGGTCGCAGCAGAATGACGCAGTTCACCGGCTGGCAATCCCAGCCTTCCGTCAGCACCATGCAGTTAAAGACCACCTGGATCTTGCCGGCGTCAAAGTCGTCCAGTATCTGCTTGCGATCACCGTCCGACATTTCACCTTCCACGACGGCGCATGTCACACCGCCGGCGCGAAACGTATCAGCCACGTCATGCGCGTGCGCCACGGTAGAACAAAATGCTACCGTCCTGCGGTCGCCTGCCATTTCACGCCACTTGTCAAGCACGGCGTCATTGACCGCCCGCTTGTTCATAATGGCTTCGA